TTACTACTATATAAACCTCTTGCATTAATGGTTTTCTCGCCCGTGATTTCTTTGAGGGTCGCACACACGATTTTCTTTTTGGCGTTCGGCTCGGTTGTCAAGATAAAACGCTTACAATCCATATTTGCTATTTCGGGATTAGCCCCCTCTTTGATGCTACTTAGAAGAACATTTGAACCGAGTTTGTAACCATATTCGCCCGACATTTGCAACATCAATTGATTAATAACTCCCTTTCCATTCCCGCCCGTCCCCGTCGCAATGAAAATGTTTTCGATCTGTATTCCGCACATTCCCGTAGCAAGAATGGATAAGTAATAATCCTTTACATCTTTACAAGGGTGTATATTATCAATGAAATCATGTAAATATTTGAGGTCTTCTGCAAGATATTCAAAATTGTAATCGTATCCCGCAGTTTTTGAGATGTAATGCTCGGGGTCTGGCTCAATGAAGGTGTCCGTTTCCAAATCAAAAATGCAATTATTGAATGCAAATAGGAATGGCTTATTATCAAATACGATTTTGTTATTCGTCAAGAAAACAATGATGTCGTCAATGACTGACTTTCTTGATGCTCCATTTCTGAGTCCCGCTACTCTTGCAAGTCCCGCATTGATTATTTTAATTTTACTTGTAATAAGGGCTTCCTCCTCCTTTGATGTCGCAACAATTGATCTAACCTTTGTTAATTCGTCTATAAAATATTTGAGTAAATCCTTGTAAAATGTCTTATCAAAGAAGTTCGTTAGATTAGAATTTTTCTTGTCGTCTTTCTCCCAAAAAACGCCATTATAGAAAAAGAGTTGGTCGTAATTACAAATAAATTGGTCTCCGTATAGAATCTTGAAATAATCTGCAAATGAACCCGTAGAGTAGCCATCTGCAATTAGATCCACTTCTTCGCCTTTCTTGTTCTTCGGAGGTTTCAATGTCCTCAAGATTTCAAAATATTTATCTTTGTTCTCAAGTTTCGCCAAGTAATGCAACGTTTTAATTGTCGCATTTGTTTTTTCTTTGTTTTGGTAGTAATCAATGTAATTGTCGTATAGGGCTTTTTCGTGAGTCTGTAGGTAGTCCTCATTAATGGTTCTCAAGCATTCAAAACAACTCAGTCCCGTTGTCCCGCCGATAGAATTATACAATGCGGATAATACATTGAACCACGTTCTGTGTCCCGTTATTTTACTCAAAAGTCCCGCATCTAACCACGCCTTGATAAATGCCTTGTTTTCTGACTGATTCTCTTTACAATCGGTGAGGAATGTGGCTTTTTTTGCAATCTGCTTGGCTTCCTCTGCAACTGCTTCGGGGTTCAATACAATCTCCTCTGCATTTTCTGCAAAACACGCCGAAATAATGGATTGTTCTATTGTCCCCTCAATGAGTCTCATTGGTCTATCTTCAATTACAAGCATTTCTCCACTCTTGCAGTTGTCTTTGTTTGCATTGACTGCTCTTATCTTGCGGTCTTTGCTATAAACTGATGTATCAAATAATTCAAATGGTTCGCCATGTAATTCTAAAAAATCATTGACTTCTCGTTTTCCCATCTCTTCTCTATTTAATAACTCTACTAATTTTTTATTGGCGGATTTTCGCATTAAGTAATTAGAAACGATGATATGAAACGAAATAATCCACGTTGTCTCTCCCGTAAGACAAGACTGATATGATGCGGAAGTCGCAGACTTGACTGCAAATACTGCATTATCAAATACTACTCCTAAACGATCCTTACACATTTGAATTAAATGTGCCTCAACATCGTAGAATTCTTTTGCATGTTTCGGTTTGATTTCTACATCAAAATACGGCTTGAATAATTGTTCGTCTGCTCCAAGTAGCCCCTCGTAGCAATTTATCTCGCCACTCTTTACAAGTTCAATATATCTTGATGTGCTCGTTGTCTTGAAGCCCGTGCTTTTGCATTCGGTAGTGTAATGGATAATGTCGGTTGTCATTCTATATATATATGTAAAGATTATATTTAGATTGTTTTAACAATATATTAATTAATTATTTTAGATTTTTCCTAAAGTAATTAAGTTTTTGGATTTTATAGAATCTATAAAAATAGGTATTTGTTTATAGAACTAAAGTCTGATGGCTCGGGTGCATTCCATTTGCTCCTTCTAAATTGATTGGCTGTATCTCCTTAGCCTCCTTCTGTGCGTTGTATCGTGTGCGTTTTTGCTCCTTCATTTTGGCGTATTTATCTGGATCATTTGCCTTAATATTGGCGTAATATTTCAGTGCCTTTTCTCTGCATTTGTCGGGGTTGGCTTTCTGGTATGTAGCCATTCGATCTTGTTGTTTTTGGTATGCGACCACTTTCTTCTGGTTTTGTTGAATATATTTAACAGCGTCTTCTAAATTACTAAAGCCTTCCATTATCTTTTATATATATAAAGATAATTTATTTCTAAGTTGTTTGTCTTATATATATTAATATTAATTATCTATTTTTGTTTCAGTTTTGTTTCAGTTTTGTTTCAGTTTTACTTTATTTTTAATGCAAATTCAATATTATCCTTACAATAGATTCTTTACAGATAAGGGAGGAATAGGGCGTTTTCTGGCGAAAAGGGCGTTTCTGGCGTTTTTTTCCATTTTTTCAGAAAGTGTTTCTATTCTTCTATTCTTATAGGGACTTTTTGAAAAATGAGAAAAAAAAGGGATAAACGCCCTATTTGCCCTTTTCCTTGCCCTATATGTAAAGATGCACTATTTGGTTTTAACCCTCAATATCTTTATTACTTTGTAAAACTAAAGTCAAAACGGGGACGGTAGAATAGTAGGAGTATAGAACCTTCAATATTTAAGTCAATGAAACAAGGTTCCATTTTTATACGGAATAATAAATAATTAATTATATTTTGTATTATATATAATGTCATCTGGAGGAATAATAGAATTTCAAGAATGCAGAGGAGGGGCTATTATAGACCCGAGAAGCGAATTAAGCATTTTAGAAAGACACGAATACGACAAGGGATTAAGGCAGATATTTAACTTACTCACGATTCGGGGAGACTATCAAGTTATCGGTTCGGGGGCGATAGAAGAAATCAAATATGGCTCAGATTACGATTTGCAAGAATTCGTAAAGGAGTCTGATTATCAGAAATCTACAACTCACTTGTTAGAAATGTTTAGGCAAAAGTTTAGGGAGGCAGAAGCAGACCCCGATGTATTTATTTTGGACTTTAAGGCGGGGGTTGATGACAACGGCGACCCGATACGATGGGACAAGAAAAGCATTAAGGCGGGACACAAGAAGGTAGATGGACGCAAGGTTACATTTCAAGAAGCCCTACTAATGAAATCTACTATCAAAATGGATATTACTGCACTAATAGATGGTGTCTTTATAGAGTTCAGCAATAACTATTATTTGACACTAAGAGACTTTAACACATTTACAGCAGTAGCCAAGTCACACGAAGATATTTTATACTCGCTACAGCACGAAGCACTAACGAAATATAATCATGGAGACTTTTGGAAGGCATCTAAACGCATCTTTGCATTCATGAAGTCCAAGGGTGGCTACGTTAGGGATATCAAGAAATTAGTTGATTTTTTCAATACAGATACGGGGCGACTGTCTAAAAATAGAAGCGAATTAGATATAATCGCATTGATCGTTGATAACAAGTTTAGAAAACCGAAGAAAATAGATGTTGTAAGAAATCTGCGAATTGTTGAGACAGATATAGCCAAATTACACGGCTACAAATTGAATGACATACACGCCAAGATTAATGCTATTGTCAAGATTTCTAACGTAGTCAAAATGAAAGAACCGATTGAGGAACTGAGTGCATATTTGAAGTCAGAAGTGAATAAGACAACAAAAGAGTTTTTAGATAATCACAATCAGATAACCAAGTTAATCGTAAATCCATTTCAGATTAAGAAGATCAAAGGCGGTTCAAAAAATAGCGGATTTATACAGCGTCTCATTGCAGAGTCAGAGGGGCACGAGGATACACGAGATGATAAGAGACCAAAACTCAAAAGTAAAATTAACATTGCAAAGATGGCGACAAATGAAAACCCCGAGTCTCCGAGTCAGTGGCTAAAAGAACACTATCCCGCAAAGAAGAAAGGAAGACCCGTGAAACACGCTACAGCGGAAGCGAAATACCAAGCAAAACTATTATCTAATAAATTGAAGCGACAAGAGAAACGCCAGAAAGCAAAGGAAGCCAAGGAATCAACTGCAGAATTAGAAGGCAGTGGTTCGGGTGGCTCACGAAGTAGCGGATTCGTTCAGAAAATGATTGCATCAAAAACAGTAGATATTAAAAAGATCGAGAACCCGTCTGCATGGTTGCAAGATAAATACCCCGCAAAAAAGGCAAGAAAAAAGAAGGATAATATTGAACTTGTAATAGAAGAAGAGCCAACAAAAGAAGAACTAATGAAAGAGTTAGCAAAGAGACTCAGTAAGCCATCGTTCGTTCCAGCAGACCCCCCTAAAAAACTCAAGCCAGTCGCATCACAAACGAAGCGGACAACTAAAATGGGACTCAATGATTTTGCAGATGATGAGGAAGCAAAAGAACCTACACGTGAAGAGTTGTTAAAAGATTTAGCAAAGAGACTCAGTAAGCCATCGTTCGTTCCAGCCAAACCAGAAAAAATTAAACCAGTTGCAAAACAACGAAAAAGAACAACTAAACGAGGACTCAATGATTTTGCAGACGACGATTTATAAGTTTAAAATCTATTAAATAAAATATTCTTATTATATAAGAATGAATTTTGAAAAAGTCGGATCTCCAATAGCGATATTACAAAACAGCAAAGACCAGTCCAAAACTAAAATCCTATACGTGAATGCAGAAAAGGAGGACGTTGTAAATTATATTAAGGAATACAAATCCCCGACAAAAGAGCAGACATTCCAGCAGATTCCAAATATCACTACGGAACGCCAAATATTATATGTTACGGGGGCTTCGGGTTCGGGCAAATCGTATTTTACAAAAGCCTTTACAGACCAGTATAAAAAGATTTATCCAAAGCGAGAAGTCTATTTGTTTTCGTCAATCAGCGATGACAGTAGCATTGATAAAGTGAAGAACTTAAAACGTATCAAACTAACTCCCGAGTTTTTGCAAGACGATATAACAGTTCAAGATTTCAAAGACTCGCTTGTTATTTTTGACGATACAGATGTTATTTTAGATAAGAAAATGAAACTTAAAATCACGGGCATTCTTAATAGCATTTTAGAAACGGGGCGACACTTTAACGTTAGTTGCATTTATACGTCTCACGTTGCGTGTGATGGGCGAGAGACAAAACGCATTCTGAATGAGGCTCACAGTATCACTATTTTTCCACATGGTTTAGGCGGACGCTCACTTAAGTATTTATTAGACAACTATTTAGGATTAGACCGAGACCAAGTCAAACGCATTAAAAAGTTGCAGTCTCGTTGGGTTTCTATTTTGAAAACCTTTCCGATGGTTGTTCTATCTGAAAAGGAGGCTTTTGTTCTGAATACCGATGATTAGACTAACCACTATACACTACTAAAATTTATAATAAAATTAATTATTCTATTATAAATCAAAGTCTATTCTCTTGACTTAAATAATTGATGTTCTATACTCCTACTTTTTATTCTTCTTTAAGTTATTTAATAAAGTATATTAATGGAATTGCACTAATGGATATCTTTTTGATGCGGGGATTGAGTATAGACCCGCACCACTATAGTCGCTTTCGTCGTCGCTATCGGGCATTCTTACGTCTTGATACACGAATTCCAGAGGCGGAAGATTACTGAATCCAGAACGGCTACTCCTTGCATTACTACTCATACTCGGAGCGTAATAACTTGTTCCAGATGATCCAGAAACAAATGAAGATTCGTCGTCGGAATTTGACGAACTTAATGAACCCTCATCACTGTCGTAGCCACTATACACACTCGTAAAATCGTCGCCAGACAAAAGACCTTGTTCTCGTAATTCCATCAATAACTTATATTCTGCACCAGTAAAGTCTCGGTTTTCACGACCAGAAGCGATTTCTGCACGACGCACTATATCTGTTGTTTTACTTGGAATATTGACATTCTTATATTCGGCTACATACTGATTAGTCTGTATTTTTTCTAAAGAACTTCTTGCTTTTTTGTTAGACGTTTCCCACATATTAAGTAATACGTCAATTTGAGGAGGATATTGTCCCACTGCATACAATCCTTTAACCATTATAGCCAATGACCGAGCCATTCCATATTTTCCCCAACTCCCATATAACTTGCTTACTTCGTCCATCAATAGTATAATTTTTGAAATGTCAATAGACGGCGTAGCGGGTTTCCCAGTAGCAACAACCTCGTCCCCTAATGCACTGATTAAACCGACAAGTTGAGTAGATAGACCTACTAATTTTCCAAGAGATGCAATTAGATACGAAATTAGTCCTCGTTCTCTTGACAAATCGTTTTCTTCAAATTCTGCCCCAATATCTTCAGCCATATCTACAGTTTCTTCGTCTCCTTCAAATTTATCGGCACGTAATGGATCATTTGCAACTGACTCTACATATGCAGTTGAAATTATAATAGTTGTCTTTTGCATTTCTAAATTTGCGAGGATTGACTTATATGCATTCTTAATACTGTCGCTTATTCTGCCCGACTTAATAGCCCGTTGTTCTTCTGTCTCAAATCCTTTTTTGGCTCGTTTCATTACACGCTTTTTAGCGTCATTCTCCATTTGTAAAGAAGCAAACTGATACGAAGGAATACTCATATTATATATAAATACATATAATAAAAATAATTGTAATTACGATTTTAATATAATCCATGGGCTTTTACGTATTTTGATGCATCTATCATTTTTAGCCCTTTTTCTTTCATTACTTGTTTTACGATTACTGCTCTTGCTTGTCTTCCATCTACTTTGCCTCCACATTTGATTACTTTTTTACCACCTTTGACACCAGTGTTTTTCTCGCTTAAAGCACGACGGGCGACCACTCTTCCTACAGCACCCGAAACTTGAGGAGGAATGCCGAACTCTGCACCGACTGCTTCAAAAGCGACGGGGATTAATTCTCGTCCTAATTCCACACCTATTGTTTTGGCTACGGGGGCTACGTCGTGAGTCATGAAATGACCCACTGCTTTATTACTTGATTTCAATGCATTCTTGAGGTTGAATTTTCCACCCGACCCAGACCCGCTAACAGTAGTGGCGGGATAAGTATTAGAAGCACCAATAGCACCGCCACTGTGTCCTCTGCCTCGCATATCAGTTGCTAAATCCATTGTTACTGAACCGCCTTTTGGTTTCCGACCTTTTCCTCTTGGCTTTCTTCCAGAACCATACCCAGTAGAGTAATGACCGAAACTTTCGGCGTAGGAAGGCGGAGCGGATTGATGCCCGAAACTTTCAGCGTAAGAAGGAGGAGCACCAGAGTCGCCAGATATTGCGGAGCGGATTGCTTCCTTTAACATTTCCTTTGCAAGTTTAACACCTTCTTCTTTTGCTACTTTTGCAAGAGGTTTAACAACTTCTTCGTAAGTAAATTTTGCTACGGGCTTAACAACTGAACCGACTTTCTTAAAAGTCTTACCTACAGAAAATTTACCAGCGGAAGGAGTCGCCATTGTTGCAAAATGATTGTAAGGAGTATTTCGGTTATTAGAACCATACTGCAAATATTGCCTATCCATTACTCCGCCAACCATCATTCTATCGCTAAAGTGATCGGGTTGTATATTAGTTGCTACATATTGCGGTCGCATATCAATAAATTCGTCCATCTGTCTTAGTCTTTCAACAACAGCACGATTTGAAGGAACGTCCATCGTTAAATTATACGGCATTATATAATATATATACAATATTAAAAAAATATATATTATTTAATTCCCCCTATATTAATCTGACTCTTGTGATACAAATATTAAAAACCGAGTCGTTGCATTGAATATATTATTAACAAGAATGTCTAAAGTTCCAGCGACTGCATTGTAATTCTGATACCCGCACAACTGTATATCGGGATTTTGGAAGCCCGTTGTAATCATGGAGATAGAAACAACGGGTTTATCAATGCTGAAATCGGCGGGGTTAGGCAGTCCAGTAACGGGGACTTCTTTAGTATTTGCAGAAATAGGAATAGCATTCGTGTTCCACTCATACACGAAAAACGGAGGAGGAGCGGGGAGCGGATATCTATATTGATTAACTAACACATCTCTTGCCGACATTTATATATTACACAGTCAAAAAAATAAAGAACCTATAAGAAATATAAAACCGTGCAGACAACATTAGGGCGATTATCTACAACAAGCCCGTCCCACTCAAAATACCAACTAATTTCTCCAGTCACAGAGGAATAGTCAATGTCAGCCAATTTAATAAAAATTGCGTCGGGTTGAACGCTTACTGTTGATTGTGCTAAACATTGACAATTAAAGAATACAATATTTGCAGTTAAAGGAATACCCATTTGTTGTAATACTTGCAGTTCGCCACCACCTACGGGCAGAAGTGTTGAACTATTTACAATCGTTTTAGTCAATAGTGTTGAAACCTCTGAGCCAGTCGGAATAAAAGGCGGATAGAATGGAGATATAGGTTCGCAAATAGCCAAATCCCGTAGAGACATTTATATAAATAAACAATATTTAAATTCCTAAAGGGCGATAATATGCCCGTGATCGCCCCCAAAGTAAATACGTTTATTAAGACCGATAGAGCAAGGAGACGAAAATCCACCCGCTAAAACTTGGAACGCCCAATTAACCACAAATGTAGTATCATTATCCGTGACGCAAACAGCAAGGGCGTAGTCGCCCGTAGTATAGAGTGTTCCATCTAAACCGATTGTAATAGGAGTGAGTGCATTAGGAGCAAGAGCGGGATTAATTGCATACAGCCATTTTATAGTTCCAGATGCCCCATTATCAACAACAGCCGTAATTTGATTGTTGCTTACTAAATAAAGTCGCCCATTGCTTCCGACCGAAATGCTACGTTGAGGGATTAATCCTAAAACCAACACCCAGTTAAGAGTTGAAGAAAATCCGTTGTCTTGAATTGCATACACCGTTGAACCCGAAAAAACATATATAATTCCATTTGCACCCACAGATGGAGGAGGCATTCCATTACCAACAACACGAGACCACAATACAACGCCAAGATTACTGAGAGCGTATAATGTGTTTCCAACCGTAGCGTAAAGAACGGTTCCAGTTTTATTCAATGCTAATTTTGCACTCGTAGCCACCAACAATTTAGCCCACAGCACCTCACCGTCGCCACTTACAGCGTAAATATATCCGTTCAAACCAGACACGTAAATAGTTGCTTCGCCTACATCATTGTAATAAACAAGAGGAGGAAGCGGAACCGTTAGAGGAGTCAGATTAGCAGACCACACTTCAGACGGAGTTGCAGTATTAATACCAGAAACTTTACGTAATACATCTGTTCCGACTGCAAATAATGTATTATCCCGCCCTAACGTAGGAGACACTAAATTAGTATATCCCGTTATTTGAGTCCAAAGAGGAGTTGCCGTCGCACCATTATCCGTTAGACATATAAGATCCCCATTATCTTCTGCAAAATACAACAAGCCAGTTGAACCGACTGTTATAGGATTTTCGTTAAAACTCTGACCTACGGGAGCAAGATAATCAAATTTGACAGTAGGAGGGTTAGGAAGTGTCGGAGTTCCTAAAATAACTGATTGTCTTGTATTTTGAGAGTCAGAATTACCGTAAGCCCAGAGAGCGGATTGAGGAAGAGGATACGCTACAACATTAATGCCCCAGTTCGTAATATTGACTCCTCCACTGTTAAACGTTGTCACCGTAATACGATTTGCAGTTGTCCCGTAGTCCCAGCAGACCATTCCAAATGGAGCAAAATTATCGTAATTAACAGTATCGTCTAAATGAAGTGTCACCACGATATGGCTTAATGACATATTAATATTCAAGAATTCAAACACGGTTTTCTGCAAATACTGCCCCGCAGTCATTACGGGATTACCACCAGATGCAGTAAGAGTGCGGATAGCAGATTTGACTATTTGTTGTTCGTAATAAGGCGGAGTCGGAATCGTAAAAGGAAGTGTTACATTTGAATACGATGCGGGTTCGTAGTAAAGACCGTGAATAGACATTATATAAATAAGATGACATTTTATTTATATAATTTTGTATTTTTTGACTAAACTAAATCTTTAAAGATACTTGTGAAGTCTTGAGCCCATCTTACCCCCAGAGACACCCATTCCTACCATTCCAGCGTCTGACCTAACTCCACTCGTTAGATGCTTAGCCGAAATCATCGGCATTCGTTTAACTGCAGAAGCCATTGAGTGAGCCATCTTACCACCGACCATACGACGATACACGGCTTGTTCCACGGGGCGAACATCACGCTTTTCTTTAGCGTCCAAGACCATCTGCTTAGTCAAAAGACCAGTATAGATGTTAGAAGATCCAGAAACAGTAGTGAAGACACCAGAATTACAGCAGACCACGACAATTTCGGGTTGGAACGTAGCATTAGTGTTATTCTTAAGAGTGATGTTAAACTGAAACAAATACTGACCGATAGAACCACTTGAGAGATAGTCTGCAAGAGAAAGATTCTGAGTTGGAGACAAAATGAGGATAGAGCCAGTTGTAGCAATAAGTTTTCCATTTCCAGTTCCAGCAATGGAAGTAGTAGAAGCAAGACCAGAGAACTCTAACCACGACTGAGTAGAGCCGTTGGCGACAGAGATACGCCACAAGTCATTCTGAGTAGCAGACGCCAAGAGACCAGAAGCATTGTTAAAATTACACGAAATCTGATTAATTTGCAAGAAACTTGCACTGTCCTTAATAGTCTGTTGAGACATTGGAATACGAGCGAAAATCATGAAGTAATCGGGGATTTGATTTAACTGAATGTTCTGACTTGAGATAGTAGCCACAGCATCGGGGACAAGAGCGGGATTGTTAGTAGAAAGAGACAAATAACGGGGGAACTCTTGATAAGGCAACACATTACGCACGGGGATTAAGTCGCTTGGTTGAGTAGAGAGGAAGTTAAACAACAATCTTGTTCCGACAAATGGCTCGATCTTTGGTTGAGGGACTGCACCCGTAATTTGAGGACAACCAAGAGAAGGCACGACAGTCCAGTTATTAGCAGTAGAAAATGCACGTTTAGCAGTTGAGTCAATATTAGCCACGAAATTCATTGTATTAATTCCAGAAAAGCCTTGCATGTTGTAGCAAGGATCACCGAATATAATAGGGGACAAAAACAATGGTTCAGTAAGAACGGCAGTCACGCAAACAACCCATCTCTCACCAGCACTTCCAAGAGCGATAGAAGACTGATCCACGTAATTTGCACCACCCGCAGTAGTGTATCTGTAAAGACGGACTTCGGCGGGGAATGCACCACGAGGCACTTGATCTACATCGTAAGACGATATGCTGTAGTTACCTAAAGGGTTGTTATTAGCATTAGTTCCATCGGCGTATTCAAGATAGGCTTGGTCGGGCAGAGCGGGGGTCATACCGTTATAGCGGAACAACTCACGACTGTCGTTAAGACGGAGCAAGGGGTCAATCACATCTTGCAAATTGACAGAAACGTTGCAGTTATTAATAGTAGCAGTCAAAGTTGTCATCAATTTTGCTAAAGGAAAGGCTTGGAATGCATCAGTTGAGCCGTAGTTAAAGGCAGAAGCCCCCGCAGTAACTCCAGAAATAGCAAATGATAATGACAGTGTAGATTGTAGCAAAATCTCACGATTGATTACGATGGACTCGCTTGGAATCTGACAATTGAAAACCATATTAGATGCAGAGGCAGTAATTGCTTGATACTGTTGATATGTCACGTTAGAACCTCCAGATTGGACGGCGTAAGAAAGTTCGTCAGTAATGCCGAGGCGTGAATCACGGATTAAAACGGTTCTGAAATCGGAAGACATTATATAAATATGTAAATATAAAAAAACTTTAAGAATGTTTATATTTATTTTAAAAAATTGGAATGCCCTAAACTTAATGCGAAATTGTCCCCTTCTTCGTAAAGAGACATTTGATAGAACAAGATCCCCCACTATTTAATTGCATTGGATAGAACTGTCCTAATTTGGACTTCCAGAAAACATTAATGTCAATAAGACTGATAGGGCTATTTCCATACAAATCAATTAGCCTTAACTGTGTTGGAGTGTAAAGAATATTAGGTTTATATACTCCTCCATCGGCGATAAAATCCGTAATAATCTGAGCGAAATTAGCATTATTGCCGTCATTAGCATATACTATTCCACCTTCTGCAAAAATAAGAGGAGCGGACAACTGATTTGGAACAATAGGAAGAGTTGCACTCGTGAAGACAAGTGAAGAGACGGGAGTCCATGACGACACTGTTGAATATTCTTGGAACACTGTTGTTGCTACATATTGCGACGCTACGGGAGCAGAAGTTGGAAGGTATATTGTCTGAGTTCCATTGAAATTGCCTATAGTCAATAAAAAGTTTCTTCCGAGAGTCACACCTAATGCACCGTAATTCTTGGCGACAAAAGACGGCAGAAGATTTGCTAAAGGAGAGTTGAAGAATATTTTAATAGGGGTTGGAACTATTCCTAAGGGGTAGTTGTCGTAGTATGCACTTTCGGCATATATCCCCGCTGTAGAATTATCTGTGTTCCAAATGATAACGGGGGCGTTAGCCGACGCTATAGGAGCACCCACTAAGGCTTGTAATGATGCAAATGCTAAATCAAAGGCTGATTGAATCAAAAATGTAAAATATGTGTAACTAAAGCAGTAATAATATCCCGTGTCGTTGTCTTGGAGTTTATTAAATGTTGAACTTGGAGTAGCGGGTATTCCCGCAAAGGCATTTTGTGGAACCCATATGATAGGCTGTTGCACTGTAAATGCACCATATTCAAGCGTAATGGAATACACCGTTAGATCAATATTAGACTGATTAGGGACAATTTCGGGGATAAACAAAGGTAGAGTATTTGTATCAAGTTGAAAACGAACAATGCTAAAGTAATAGTCCCCCGAATTATTGACAAATGCATTCTGTCTTTGTTCCTTAAATTGGATAATTGGAGGCTGAGTCGTCTGATTTAAAACATTTGTAATGTTGATGTCGTAATAAATTTTTGAGTCATTATTATCTTTACGGATCTGTGAGAGTTGCGACATTATATATATAATGTAATATTTTTATAAATCAAAAAATAACTAAAATGAATAATATTGCATGGTTGTCTTACATATAAGTAAAAATAAGTAATCTAATAATCTAAAATATATAAAATAGATTATTATAAATGATGACAATCAAGAAATCTAAACTGAATAAATGGATTATTACACTGCAAAAAGTTAGATTTCTACAATATATAACCTAAATAGATATATATGAGTAGAAATTTATAAATTATTCCATTAAATAATCCTAATTGATATATTAATGTAGAAATCTATATGCTTGATATAGGTTTATACGTGTAGAAATCTAAATTATCGGATATCCCCGAATCCGATTTCGGGATTGAATACGGTTTTTCCGATTGTCTTGCTTCGTTCGTTGGCTATCAATAATTTTAGAACCATTTTTTTATCTTTGCACGAGACTCTCATCACACGTTTTATAATGTCGGTTGCAAGTAATGCTTTTGTTCTTTGTGGTTCGTTTCCGAGTCGGTTTCCGATAATCCGTAAATCTTTTATACTCATACGATGGAGTGAGAGACACATATCGCCGTAGTATTTTTCGTGGAACGTCTTGTTAAAAACGTAGTCCATCACTTGATTCCAAGCCCGATGCGGATTACACGAAATTTCGTATCCATATGAGACTCCCGCTTTTGCATCAATTTTTCTTTGTCTTGCACGGAGTTCTCGATCTTCGTATTCTGCCCCCGATATTATTAGTTCCATTTCGGAATTCAAATCCATACGCTCGGGCGTGGATAAAAACGTGATTATATAATGGTTGATTTCAGACGGCAGATTGTCGCACATCTTAATATCAAAATTCTTCACGGTCATTATTTGTTGCATTGGTTCTTATATATATGTAAGGAGATGTCTTTAAGTCCTTTTTATATATATATAAGGATAAACTATTTAGAATATATAAAAAGTAGGAGTATAGAACCTTCATTATTTAAGTCAATGAATTAGACTCTGATTTATAAAAGATTAATAAGAACCGACAATGTATTTATAGAACGTAGCCGAGCCTTTCTTAAATATTATCCAGAAATATCGCCCCCTCCATTTTTTGATATTGCAGACTACAATTTTATCAATATGGAGATTGTATTTTTGTTCTAATTCTTGCAGACGCTTTGGAGTCAGAGTAGAAAAACAAGAATCGTTCCCCAAAAATGCGATTCCTTTATTTACTCGTGATGCGTAATAATCTACTAAATAATAGAACGAATTTACACGCCCCGTTTTGCACTCAAGCCTAAAGGGCGGATTGCTAATAACCCAGTCTATAGGGTTGCTGTAGTCTTTAAAGTCTCGTCCCTCCAGAATCTCGCACCAGTCATTAGTCGTATTTGTCGGAAGATGGTTGAAAAATGAACCCTCTCCTCTGAATGGTTCTAATACTTTGTCTCCATGATCTAATGGAACTTCTGCGATTAATTTGGCTGTTATTGAGTCGGGAGTCTGATGGAAATAATAGGCTTCGTCTTTCTGCATATACTATTACTAAACATTATTACTTTACATTTTTACATTTATAAATCTAATAAAAAGTAGGAGTATAGAACCCTCAATATTTAAGTCAATGAATCTAAACCCATTTTATAAACGATTAATAAATATTACTATAAAAAATAGAGTAATATATACGGAGTCTTAAATCTGATTTGGTTTTTTCAATTTGATTAAGCATTTGGAAGGCTTCTTTTTAATTGTCTCTAATAGATGCACGGGGATATAAAAATATTCCTTTTCGTCTGACTCTATCCCCGCACGGCTAAATTGCTTCCGTTCAAATGTGTTGAATAATTCGGCGTCGTATTGTATCCATGAAATCTCATCAGTGAAATTGAATATAAAAATAATACCCTTTTTAGTGTCCGTGATCTTGTTGCACGTCATCATCGTCGTCTTGTAGGTTGTCCTTGCTACGTCAAAACGGGTTTTTACTTCAAATACCATATCGTCACTCTCGTAATCGTATTTTGCGTATTCTTGTAAGTTTTCTACAATACAGCCCGAAATATCGTAATCAGCAAAATATTTAACTACGTCTGCAAATATTTCGTGTTGAGCCTTTGTTCCTTTCAAGTAGTCTTCGTGATAATGAACCATTCTTATTATATATATGTAATAACATTTTATTTAAGTCGTAGAACGCAAAATAGATTATTCCTAAACATTTAGAATTATAATCTAAATGGATATATATGAATCAGTCGCCTACCTATAGTTTAGCAAAACAAATTTGGGACGCAGAAGAATTTTTAGGAGTTCAGCATTTCTTGCAGACAGAGGAGCAGTTTATTAAGCAGTGTCTGCATCAAAGCGAACACGAGTTGGGGCTTAGACTAATGGACTTGGATAAATTATTATCTAAAAAGAATACCGAGATGTGGAGCGAAATTATTACCGACCATTTTGCAAAATGTAGAAGCGAATATTTACATGAACCCGTTATTGCATCAAATGAGATTTACGAGGATTTTGACTTTTGGCTAAATAAATATACTAAATTGTTACCAACAGCATACAGAGACGGCATCATTGATGAGGAGGAGATTTGCAAATTGCTTGAAGCATCGGGCGACTATTTTGGTGGCTTTGAGACTGCAGACTATCTGAAAGATATTTGGTTGCCTTACAATTCGGTTTTAGAGCGAATAAATTAATCTCTTGTTATTAAAATGACGACTGAAAAAATGGCGGGGACAAATCTCAATTATCAGATTACGGGCGACGATATTGACAGATATTTAGATGCGGGATCTAAGAAAATTCTGAAATACAGCGAATTAGCAAATTATAGGACAGTAGAAGAACTGTTGCCCGAAGATGTGGATTACCGAATGATTCTGATAGAGCAAGACGTCAATCAAGGACATTGGTGTTGCATCTTAAGATACAAAAAAGTAATTGAATGGTTTGACTCCTACGGCATCAAGCCCGATGGAGAACTGTCATTTATTTCAAAAATGAAGAACCGACTGTTAGGACAAGATACAAAATATTTAACGAATCTGTTTATTGATGCGACCCGTAGGGGTTGGACTTGCATCTATAACAAGAAGCGACTGCAAGAACTGAAAAAGGGTGTCAGCACTTGTGGGAGATGGTGTTTATTACGGATTACCATGCTAACGCAAATGTATTTTGACTTGCCCGATTTCCTCGCATTCATTGAGAAGAATTTTGTTGCAGAAGGCGGATCACTTTCAAAGGATAAAATGATTGCAAATTGGATTAAATGATTTAGCCCTTTTAGGGCGTTTCTGGCGTTTTTTGCATTTTTTTCAGAAAGTGTTTAGATGTTTAGATTCTTACGAGGACTTTTCAAAAAATAGAGAAAAAAGAGGATAAACGCCCTATTCGGGCTATTTCCTTGCCCTATATGTAAAGATATTATATTTGTAATTAACTTAAAAATATAATCTATAATATAAATATGGCGAGTGTAGGAGCATTGAAAGAGGCAGTTTCCAAAACCGATATTTATCAAGATATGAACGATTATCAGAATATGAGTCAATTAGAATTATCCAAAAAGATTCCGAAATGGAAGAAGGTGAGAGACGAAATTTATTTAGATAAAGATAATAACGAAATAATCCCGCCCGAACGTGAAACATTACGTAATATTGCAAGAAAAGACCATACAATGAAATACGCAAGAGATGCAGACCCTAACGTTGCATTCCATATGGATACAATAATGGATCATACGGGACACAACCGACTTTTTAGGAAGTATAGCCCTCGTTTTTGGACTGCTTACTCTGACTATTACAAAAAAACACTGCTTGATGCAGAGGCACTCTACTTGCAGAGAAAAGCAGAGATAGAGGCTACGACAAAGGCTAATATGGCGACAAAACTGAGCGAGGAGGTTGAGTGTGATTGCGGAGGACATTATTCAGTCAGAAACAAAGCAAAACATATGACAACCAAAAAGCATATTAAATACTTATCAGAAAAGTAGGAGTATAGAACCTTCAATATTTAAGTCAATGATTTAGACTTTGATTTATAATAAAATAAATAATATTATTATAAATTTTGTAGTGTATTGCAAGGGTTATATCTTTTTATTCTTTAATGTAGTGATCTTGAATAGTTGAGGAACTTGTCCCCATACTGGTTGCGTCCTTTTGCATCTCATCTACAGTGTCCTTATATTTGTCCGTCAAGAATATTTTGCGTAGCATTGACACGCCGACTTTTTGCCCGTCAAATATCTTATACAGCAAACGTGTAAAATCGTTATTATTCGTATATGGCTTACCATCATGTGAGACAATGAAAGGCACTGGTTTCTTCTTCATGTCTTTTGCGAGAGGGTGATACTTCAAAAAGAGGTCAATGATGGAACGCAGTTCGGCATCGATCGGTTCCGTCTGAGTTGCATATGTTCCCTTTGTCTTGAAATTATTGAATTCAAATTGATTCGCCACTAAATTTAACACATTTGACGCCTTTGTAGGCACAGAGTCAGCCACAGCCTCTGGTTTAGTCTTACTCTTTTGTAAGGATACAATCATATCTTGATAGTCCAAATTGCGACGAGGGCGTTGCAAGACGTATAGCCCTAAAACAACGAGATTGAGTAGGCGACAATATTGAGCCTCTGTAATCTTTTTAGTAGTCAATTCGGGCAGAATATCCTTCAGTGATTCAAATTTTGATTTGATTGCATCTTGGCTTAGCCAATTATTAGTTTCCTTCGGAGTCTTTTCGTTGCTTGTCTTCAGTTCTGCATTTAGTGACTCTAATATTTTGTAATACTTATCATACAATTTCTTATATTTGGCTTGTTCTATTAGCGTCTTCAATAGAGATACGATTGCGATAATATACGTTCGCCGTGTGTTCGGCTTCAATGCATTCAGTTTCGTTTCAATGGCTTCCATGTCCTTAAGAAAATTTAGATTCTTAATTTCTTGTCCGCCATTAAGCCTTACGAGATTTGCTAAATATAATTTCTTAGAACTATCGGTTATAGTTTTTCCGTCAAATAGTGTTTCGCTAAAGGATTTCTTTGATTCAGATTCAGTTGCAGAAGTCTCCATATATATACTCAAATAGATTATTATTTTTAAATATTTGATTTATAAAACAAGTCTAATTCATTGACTTAAATAATGAATGTTCTATACTCCTACTTTTTATAATAGTATTTGAATAAATAAAGTAAATTAAATTAGCCATGTAAGATCACGCTCCATTCCTATCTTCCAACAGTAATAGAAGCAGTCAAAATTACACTGGTTCTGCAGTTCGTTACCGTCTTTAACAAATTGTATTCTTTTGCGAGGGATTATCAGTTGCAAAGGTGTCTCGCTTTCGTCCTTGAATAGTTGCCTAACGTATTGAGTATTAATCTTACTTGATGGAAGGATAAGGATAAACGGCTTCTTGAGTTCAACGAGACGCTTAAGTATTTCCTTGCATTCACTGAACGGCGGATTTGAAACGACAATGTCGCCCTTGTTAGAAACAAAAAAATCGTCTTTGTCATGGATCACATTAAAGCCTAAGTCTTGCAAATATTGACCGCTTTTACCGTCTCCGTAGAATGCCTCCCATATCACTTTATCTTTAGGGATATACTGCTGTATATTTTCAAATGCATATTTCGGAGTCATATAGTCGTCGTGTTTTAGAAATGTCTTTGTATGAAACCCCGCCATATACTTCTAAATAGATTATTATTATTTTTAATCCATTTATAAATCAAAGTCTAATTCATTGACTTAAATATTGATAGTTCTATACTCCTACTTTTATTAATGCATTTGAATTCCAAAATAATAATAGTTAGTAAATATATACAATGGCTACGACTCCGACATTTATTAACCAAAGAATCAACAATTTAATCTCTCAGATAAATAGCATCATTTCTGGAGGTGTTCCTACTACAAGTAATTTAGCAGTAGTTTTAGGAAATGGAAACTCTGCGGGGTCGTCTTCTATCAATATGAATACTCAACCGATTACGGCTATATCAACTGCTACGGCAAAAACAAGTTTAGTTGTGAATAATGCGGTTACGGGAGCAAACGCTACACTTACTCAATCAAACCTTACTATTAATTCTACTGGTTTATCTGCTGTTCCAAGTTTAACATTGAATCAGTCTGGAGTCGGTAATGGAATATTATACGAGGAATTTTATAATCAAAGAACCCCTCAAACTGGCGAGTTTAATAGAATGTCTTTTTACGCCAAAAACTCTGCTGGGACAAAATTAGAATATGCAAGAATACATCAAAACGCCCCCGTATTTACTGCGGGATCTACAAGAGGTAGAATGGATTTTGCAGTTGATGTTGGTGGGGCGATGACTGATTTTTTAACTCTAAACGCTTCTTCTAATACTGTCAATTGTTTAAGAAGTTTAACCATGAATAATTTTGGTATTTCTGGTGTGCCCGATATTGCTACTCCTAACGGGCTTCCGTATGGTAAAATTGATGTAAATTATTATAATACTCCCGCTGTTAATTATCCCCTTATTGCTCCTTCGCCTAATACAAGGGCAACATTGTTTAATACGGGGGGACTGCCTACTACTATAGATCCTTATACAAATGGGTTTTATCCTTCAACTTGGGGTTCTGCTACTGCATCTGCTAATTTCAATAGTTCTACTTACGTTGGAACTGATAATGGGCTTTTATATGGTTCAAGTGATGGTGTTACTTGGTTTCAAGTTAACGTTGATTTTGACGGAAAAATAAATGCTTTGAAAGAATTTAACGGATTTTTATATATTGTTGGGGAGTTTAATAATGAAACAAATACTTCTACAACATGTAATGGTATAGCAAAAATAGACGGTAGCAATGTTTTTTATCAAATTACTTGGGCTAATGTCGGCGGTAATGGATTTAATGCAAAAGTGAGATGTTTAGAAACAACTGCATCTGGATATTTATACATTGGTGGCGATTTTACTAATACAGATATTGGAAGTCAAGTTTTAAATTATATTGGTATCGTTGATAGCGGTGACAATTTATACTGTGTAGATGCTTCAACTTCAACTGGCTCTGGATATGGGTTTGACAATTCTGTTCTTTTTATCAAAGAAAATGCTTCTGCCCCAAATGTTTTAATTATTGGTGGCGATTTTTCAAATATGAATACTGCTTTTGGTGGATTTTCAGTCGCTCGTAATGCTATTTGGACTACTACGGGTTCATATGATTCTGCAAGTGCTCCTTACGAAGTTGTAGTTTTTAATGCTGTTCCAAGATGCATTACTACAAATGGTAGCCAAAATTATATTGGTGGGGATTTTACAAGTTTGACATATGGCGATTATCTTGTAACCTTTGAGTGGAACGGTTCAAATTATATAGAGGCTTCTAATCCATGGGGTAGTGCATCTTCGCCCGTTAATCTTATCCTACAAGATGGAGGCGTTTTTTGGACGACAACATCAAATGAATTATACGATCAAGGAGTTTTGCAAGGAGTGAGTCCGACTGGCTCTAATTGGAGTGCTATTATCGCTGGAATTTGGGGACAAAAAGTATTTTCTACTGTGTCTGCCTCTCAAGACCCCTATATAGGTTATATTATTAACAGTAGTCAAACAGTTACTATATCATTAATAGGTGGTTATACAATTCAAAATGGAACAACTAACTACGCTGGTGGTGTTAATTTGTATGCAAAAGGTGCATCTGTGGATATGATTTACAACGCAAGTGAAACTGCTTATTACGTAGTATCTGTTAATAACGGAGGCTTCTTTTAAAATCTCAACACAGTATATGTTAAGTGAAGTCTTTTGGGTAGCATTCGTAGCCACTGGTTCTGCAATGATTATTAAATTAGCCTCGCTTTGTTTTCAGTCAAAATGCAAAGAGTGTGTAATGTGTGGAGGTCGCATTCGGATCGTAAGAGATACAGAAACGGAACAACGTGCAACAGAGTTTGAACTAACACACCCGCCTCCTCCTCCGAGTCCTTCAACTGCAAAACTTTAGGATACGTTAAAAGCCACTATTTAAAATATCCGAATACAATAAGTAATGTATGAGATACAACCAAGAACCTTTAAAATGGCGAAAAAATTGGGAGTAAAAGTGCAACCAAGCGAAGATCGAAAATATAAAATAGATGTGCTGGATTATCATGGCAACTATATCACATCTATTGGCGACAAAAAATACAAAGACTATACGCTGTATTTGAAAATGGAAAAAGAAGGCGAAGTTCCGAAAGGATATGCAGATAAACGCCGTGAAATGTATTGGATAAGACACGGCAAAGAAATAGACAAAATGGGGGATAATTGGGAAGGCTCAAGGTCTTACTATTCCTTTCTTTTACTTTGGTAAAAAGTAGGAGTATAGAAGTGTCATTATTTAAGTCAATGAATTAGACTTTGATTTATAATAAAAATATTGTTATTATAAATATTATTTAGTCTTATATATATGATAGATGGAATCCTTGTTGTTATAATTATTATCGTTTGTTTTGCATTAGTTGGTTTGTATGGCTATAAAGTCGCATTTGACTAATTCATATCGTCGTCATTTTTGTTGTCGTCTTCTGTTTGCGGAATTAGTCGCCACCCGCAGACACTCACGGCATCAAGGCGGACTTTGTTGTAATACGATTTGCGGGGCTTTACGTATTTTGACAAGAACAAATTGGTCTCAAATTTATCCTCAAAAACGGATTTCTTTGCAAGGTTCTTGCGTTCTGCCTTATTCATTTCAGTCCAAAGTTTAGACGACTGCAACAATTCGTGTATATCATTTAGTTTGATAATCTCGCCTTCACATTGTTCGTAGTTCTCGTTAAACCAAGTATAAATTTCGTCACTTGATTTTAATAATTTCTGTGTCTTTGTTTTCACTTTTTCTGGTTGAGACTGCAACCTATAACCCGCTTTTCTAAAGGCTACGAATTTTTCTTTTAGAATATCAAATAATGCTTGTTTGTATTTGTGTTGGAATTCGTCGCTTTTGTAGTAAGGGTTTGCAATAAATATATTTTGTCGCATTTCTGGATCTAATGCATTGTAAGTGTCCGCATCTACGGCTTTGGACTCAAAAGGGACTGCTCTGACACGCCTATCCATCGCATCATTGACTTCGTCAAATTCGGGTATAGTATTTGCTTCCATTACGGTTGTATTAACCATTGAGGTTTTAGTCTTACTACTATATAAACCTCTTGCATTAATGGTTTTCTCGCCCGTGATTTCTTTGAGGGTCGCACACACGATTTTCTTTTTGGCGTTCGGCTCGGTTGTCAAGATAAAACGCTTACAATCCATATTTCTC